CCCATCTGATTCTAGCCATTTTCGAATAGTGCTCTTTACCATACTTGGCTTTGACTGCTATGTGAGACTTTTTAGCTAACTCACTAAAATACTTTTTGATTATTTCTTTTTCGTTCATATTATAGGCTTTAAGGGTATACAAAACTTTCTATTTTGCCTTATTTATTGTGTTAAGTACGTCATTATTACGAACCATACGACCAGAAATAAAAGGAGCCCCTTGTCCTTCATATCTTTGATAGCTTTCTCTTTTGCATATCTACCTCTATAAACATTGATATCTTGTTTCATATATTATTTATTTAGCTAATTCACCTGCATACTCTGCACGGAGTTGGGAGGTTGTTTTGATGTTACCTCTAATTATTTGTATTCTAGCATTCACGTCTAATTTCCTAACTTCCTGTTGAACAATTTTACCCAGTGCAGAAGTATTAAAATCTCTTAAAGCTTTACATGCAGCAAAAAGTTCTTTTTTGAGAGATAAAAATTCTGGTGTTTTATTAGTTACTAATCCACTTTTATCAGCAAAACTGTTGGCCTTTTTTGATAACTCATCAGCTAATTTAGAAATTTCATATCGTGTTTTTGCAGCTTGAGCGATTGAATCACTTAATCCCCCATGCCCCTTCACATACTGCTCCTCTGTGAGACCGTCTTTGATGGCTTTTTCCTTTGAATACCTACCCCCATATATATTTAGATCTTGATCCATATATTATTTATTTAACTAGTAATATCTATATCTTATACTTACCGTATGCATAAGTCAATATATAAAACACTTATAACTGTGGATAGCTAAGATAAATAAATAATCTGTGGTATAATTTATATTAAATGGAGAACGACACGTCAAAAACGAATGACAAACCTTGGCTTTTTAAAAAAGGAAATACTTTTGGAAAAGGAAGACCAATAGGAAAAGGAATGAAAGACTACTCAAGAGAGTTTCTTGCTTCTATGACTGATGAAGAAAGACAAGATTTTATGGAGGGAATACCAAAGATTGAAATTTGGAAAATGGCAGAAGGTAACCCTGAAAATAAAAATGATATTACTTCTGGTGGAGAAAAGATAACTGTTAATTTAGTTAACTATGACGACAGTAACAATACCCCATAACCTTAAAGATTTAACACCATACCAAAAGAAGTATTTAGGAAGTAAATCAAGATTCGCAATACTGGTATGGCATAGACGAGCAAAGAAAACTCGTTCTGCACTTAATAGGCAAGTAATGAGAATCATGGAGAGAAAAGAAGCTGGTGTTTGTTATTATGTACTCCCTACTTATCGACAAGCAAAACAGGTAGTGTGGGATGTACTTGTTAATGACCATATTCCTAAAGAGATTATAGAAAAGAAGAATGATTCAGAATTAGCTATCTATTACAAGAATGGAGTTATACAAAGATTTATAGGAGCAGAAGACCCAGACAAACATCGTGGAACTGCCCCTTTTGATGTTGTGTTTGATGAATACTCTGAACAGTCAGAACAAATATGGACAGCAATCTTTCAACCTGTTCTCATGGAGAATGATGGCACTGCTACATTTGTATTTACTCCTAAAGGAAAGAATCATTCTTGGAAGCTTTTACAAATGGCTAAAGAGAACACAAAGGATTGGTTTACAAGTGTTATGGGTGTGGGAGATACAGGAATTTTTAGTGAAGAAGAGCTAATGGAAATACGGCGTAATACTCCACAAGCTTTATATGCTCAAGAATATGAGGTTGAATTTGTGGATGGTGCAGGTCAATTCTTTAGAAGAGTTAGGGAAAATACTTATGAAAAAGAAAAGGAACTTCCAACTGAAGGAGACTTCCAACTTGGAGTTGACTTAGCTAAATATCAAGACTGGACTGTTATCACACCCTTTAATCTTAATTATTTTATAGCTTATCCTCAAGATAGATTTAATCAAGTTGATTGGAATCTACAGAAAGCACGAATTGAAGTTTCAGCAAGACAATATGGAGATGCTCTTATATGGCCAGACTCTACTGGTATTGGAGACCCTGTTGTTGAAGACCTTAAAGCAAGAGGACTTAGAATAGGTGGAGAAGATGGCAAAGGTTTTAAGTTTACAGAAACATCTCGAAGTAACTTATTAAACAATCTTGCTATTCTCTTGGAACAAGACAAAATAAAAATACCGAATGATGAAGGTCTGCTCTCAGAGTTAGAATCCTTTAGGTTTTCTTTGAGTGATACTGGAAAGATTAAAGTAACTGTACCAGAGGGAATGCACGATGACCGAGTGATGTCATTAGCTCTCTCAGTGTGGGGAGTACGAGAACCTGTTAGGAATGATACTTATTTAGCTTCAAAGATTTACCAGAACAGAGCACGAAACAACCAATTTAAGTAATGCTTATCAGAATAGATAAATCAGAGTTGTTTACAAAAGACCCAGCTGAACGCTTTGCACGCAGGTTTAATGTTCCTAACACTTTATGGACTGAGTTGTGGATGAGATACAGTATTAAAGACTACACAGTGAAAGACCTTCAGGAGTATATGTATATTAAAACTCAAATAAAACCAAGAAAGCGTGTGTTTCAAAGGTGGATTAAAAGAACGGAGGTTTTCATGAAGACAAGAGACGCTTTAAAGAAAGGAGCAACGACAGTTGTTTCTAGTTTCTTTGGCAAGGATGAGGAATATGTAGTTAATGAGTTATTGAAGAATGTTAAAAGTAGTGGCATGAAATCTTCGAGAAGTTGGGTATAAATAAGGGTTTTATAATACTTAGTGGCTCACTTAAGCCTTTTTATAGTATTGACACATATAATATATGAATGGAAAGTATATTTTCAACTATTAGACAAGAGGCTTCTGATTTTTATGATAACTTTATTTCAGTAGTCCCAGGGTATTCATTTAACCAATATGAAACACTGAAGCGTGTTCACCTGTATCTTAATTCAAAGTATGAAGATGGTTCACAATATCTAGGAAGGGATAAGTTGTTTTATAACATTGTGCAAGCACCTTGTGAGGTTGCTATGCGAATGCTCAATATTGATACTAAGAACATTAGGCTTCTTCCTCTTAATCCTAAATCAAACTTTTCTACATACCTTCTTGAAAAGGAACTAAAGGTTTGGCTCAAAAGGAATAAAATGGGGCAGATACTAAACCAATTAGCGGAGGAAGCACCACGATATGGTTCTGTTGTTCTCTCTAAGACAAAAGACGGAGCGGAAGTTGTAGACCTACGAAGACTTATACTAGACCCGACAGTTGAGAACATACAAGACTCAAGGTTTGTTACCACAATTCATTACATGACACCGACAGAGCTACGTGCTACTGGCTGGAATGATATAGATATTGCAATAGAGAGATTCAGTTCCATACAAGCACAAGAGTCATTTCAAGATGAGTATGGAAATGTTACTCAAATGAAGTCCACTCCTTACGTTAAAATCACTAAGAGATATGGAGAGGTTCCTAAATGGTGGATTGATGGAGGTACTTCAGATGAAATGGTTAAAACTCTCTTTATTGTTGCAGGTGCAGACTTTCAAGAAACAAACACTGAAGGTAAACCAATAGGTGAATTAGGTGTTGTTTTGTTTAAATCACGTTGGTACAAAGAGTTTCCATTTAAAGACTTCCACTACACAAAGATAAAAGGTCGTTGGCTTGGACTCGGTGTTGTTGAAATGCTTTTTGATATTCAAGTTCGCATGAATGAACTGAAGAACCAAAAGCGTATCTCAATGGAGATATCAGCACTTCACTTGTTTCAAACACCTGATAAGCAGATAGTACGTAACCTTCTTACTGACCTTGAATCAGGAGATATGATTATCTCTCAGAATGGAATTACACCTATTGCAAATGAAGAAAGAAACCTTCCAGCTTTTGATGGAGAAGAAGCAAGCTATTTAGGACAAGCAGATAGACTTTCATTCGCTTACGAAGCTATTAGAGGGGCAGAGCCTAACTCTCAAACTACATTAGGACAAACACAAATACAGACAGCCAATGCAACTTCTGTTTATGCCTTTAAAAAGGAGAACTTAGGACTATTCTTACAAGAATTTTTTAACGAGCTTGTAGTTCCTAACCTACTTAGAGATTTAAGTGCAGAACACATCTTGAGATTCACTGGCTCAGCTCAAGAGTTAGAGAAACTAGATTTGGCTGCTTCAGAAGTATTTGCAAATGACTTTGCGATTGAGAAGATGTTTAACAATGAACTTATCTTTACAGAAGAACTTGATAAGATAAAACAAGACGCAGTCAAACAGTACAGAAAGAGTGGAGAATCAAGGTTTATTAAGATAAAAGATGCTTTCTATGATGATTTAGAGTTTGAGTTTGACTTCAATATTACAAATGAACAAGAAGACCCTATTGCAGTAGCTCAAAACCTACAAACAGTCTTTACTGCTCTTGCTTCAAACCCTCAAATGCTACAAGACCCACGCATTAAAATACTGTTCTACAAGTTTGCAGATAAGCTTGGGGTAAATTCAAGCGAGTTAGATCTAGCTGACCAACAAGCACAGCAAGCTCCTCAACAACTACAAATGCCACAACAAGGCACACCATTACCAGCTAGTCCACAACAAAATGTCCAACAACCCACTACCGCCTAGTCAAGAATCAGACACAGAGACTTTTGGAGAACCACAATGAAAACTGTAACAGAAAGATTCTTTAAAGACCCTGAGTGGCAAACAGTTGAGAATATGATACTAGAACATATCGAACCACTTAGAGACTTTAATACGATAGACCTGAATGCTCCAGCGGAACATGTAAAGGCAGAAATTATAGGTCGAATGCACGCTTATAACGCTCTCACAAAGTTTCTCGGAGATACTAAGATGGTTAACAGAACATTTAAACCTTACAAGAACCCTTACCAATAAAAAATATGTACAATACAAAATCACCAGTAGGAAACGGAATCAATAAACCAGTTCCAGCAACTTACAAAGCAGGAAAAGAAATTAAAGTTTCTTTAAACCATGACGGAGGAATCAACGCAACAGCGTCAACAGTAAACCTTTCAGCTAAGTTTAAGAACCCAAACGTAAAGCAGGATGTACCTGAAGCAGGTAGAAATCAATTCATGTAATTCTATGGGGAGGAACGCATCCTACACGTTCACTTATCAGCTCGACAGTAAGCACAATCTGTCATTAACGCCACCCTACGAGGCATAAACTAGGGAACAACAATGTCTTTACAAGACAACGGCTCAGAAGCCATAATTTCTGAAGAGATAGTTTTAGAAGAACTATCCGAGGGTATAGATGACCCTATGGTCCTAAAGGAACAGTTGGCAAAAGAACTAGAAGCAAGACGTCAACTAACTGCAAGAGCTAAAAAGGCGGAAGCTGAAGTAAGAGAAGCAAAAGAAAAGCTACTCCGACTTGAGAAGAACCCTGATTCTAGAGAATCTTTTACTAAAACCGAGTACAGTCTCAATGATGAAGTAGTGGACTTACGACTTGAGGGCTATTCAAAAGATGACGTTGGTTTCATTATGAATAACGGAGGGAGAAAATCTCTTGACGACAAAAATTCATACGTAGCTATCGCCATTAAAGCCCGAAAAGAACAAACTAAAGCGGAAGCTGAAGCTCAGAAAGTCCCCGACACATCAGGCATATCTGAAGTTGAAAGGAAATATACTCCTGAAATGCTAAGGAATATGTCAGTGGCTGAACTCAAAAAAATACTGCCACGTACTTAATACATACAGTTCGGGCTAACAAAAATGTCAACATCAACTTCACTTATCACCCCAGTACAGATTTATTACGATAAGGTGTTTTTGGACAGAGCTAAGATTGAACTTCGACATGATTTCGGAGCACAAACTAAGAATGTTCCAATGCACTCAGGTACAGTAGTGCGATTCACACGATTCACACCTCTAGCCCTTATCACATCAGCATTGTCAGAAGCTACAAACCCAACAGAGGTAGCGATGACAGCAACAAATATTTCAGCTACTTTGGTTGAGTACGGAAATGTTACTAATGTAGGTTCACTTTACTCAATGACTCAAATTGAGGAAGGTCTACAAGAGCACATTGAAGTACACGCACAAAACGCTGGAGAGTCTATTGACCGACTTATCAGAGAAGAACTTGCTGCTGGTGCAACAGCTCAAATTGCAACTGGAGCAACTCTTCTCACTGATATCGTGGTTACAGACGTTTTCTCAGGAGTAGAAATCCGAAAGGCTGTTCGTACTCTAAAGAAAAACAAAGCACAGCGATTCGAAAATGGTCTTTATCGTGGTATTATCGGACCAGACACTTCCTATGACCTCTTCGGAGATTCAGAATGGTTAGATGCTCACCGATACACTACTTCAGATGCTATTGAACGAGGTGTAGTAGGTAAACTTCATGGAGTAGAGTTTGTAGAAACAAACAATCAACACAAAGATGTATCAGCAGGTCTATCAGGTACTCCTGTAACTGCAGCATCAGCTGGTGTTGTTGCTGTGTTCTCAAACTTTATCTTCGGAAAGAATGCTTATGGAGTTATCAACCTAGCTTCTATCACAGCACCTTCAGTTATTGTTAAGAATCCTGGTTCAGGAGACACATCAAACCCACTCAACATGTTCTCAACAGTTGGTTGGAAGATGCCTTTTGCAACTAAGACTCTTAATTCTAATTGGATAATCAATGTGAAGACTGGAGCAACAGGAGGTATCTCTTTTGTAGCTGCTGGAGGTGGAAATAACTAATTAGTTATCCCCAGAAAGAGCCACGTACTAGTTGCGTGGTTTTTTCTTGTGTTATATAATATATATATATATGGATATATACTCCTTCCAAGTAAAAGGGACACAGATAGACATAACCTTTAAAAAAGGTTTTATTGCGTATGCGTTTGAGTTAGAAGGAAAGTCCTATGGACAGAAGATAAGACTTACTAATCGTTCCACTATGGAAGCTGTATCTGCCACAGCATTACTAATCATAAACTCCTTCGAAACAATGGAGGCACTAAAAAAGAATGCAATATAAAGATTTTGAGAAAGAATTACAGGAGTTAGATTCAAGGATTACAATAGTTCCGAACCCTAATCGTTCAAACCTAGCTAATATAAAATTAAATGGAACAGATATATGCCCTATTCCAATGGATATTCGAGATGAAACTGACCTAAAATATTCAATAGAATTACCAAACGGATTTGTTGTGCCTCATAGGTCAAAAAGAGATGCAACAGACCTTGTTAAGGCAAGATTAGAGCTTATTAAGACAGAACAAGGAGCTAAAGATTTCTTTGGAACAGAATAATGAAAATACATCTAGTTAATTACGAAGCGTCTTTCAATAACGGCATTCTCTCAAAGTTTTCTAACAAACTTGAGGAGGAACTCAAGAAGATTGAGGATATTGAGGTATCAGTATCAGACAAACCAAATCCTAAAGCTGATATAAACCACCATATAAACTATTTGCCCTATAAACACACTGACACGAAGAATACCTTAATGATTACTCATATTTGGGAAGGCTATAAACTGGATTCTTTAAAGAAAAGTATGGAAACAGCAGATATTGGTATTTGTATGTCGAAAGATGTTAAAGACAACCTTGTTAAATGGGGAATACCAGAAGAAAATCTAAAAGTGGCACTCCCTGCACATGACGGAAACCCACGAAGACATCAAGTAGTTGCAATTCTCACTAATGTATACCCAGACGGATGTAAAAAAGCAGAGATGTTTACAGAATTAGCTCGTACACTAGACAATAACTCATGGGCCTTCCGAATAATGGGTTCAGGTTGGGAGGACATACTTGTTCCTCTTGTAGCTAAGGGGTTACAGGTAGATTATTTTGCAGATTTTAACTATGAAGTTCACAAACAGATATTAGAAACATCAGACTATTCACTGTATTTCGGTAACGATGAAGGTTCTATGGGAATATTAGACAGTGCTAATGCTGGGTTAAAACTTATTGCTACCAATCAGGGTTTTCATAAAGAGATAGGGATTGATTATCCATTTGAAACACAAGAGGAATTAAATGCTGTGTTTGCAGGGTTAAACAACAATAGAGTTAAAGATTGGACATGGTATATGTACGCGAGGAATCACGTGTCAATTTGGAGAAAATTACTTAAATAACATGAACACATTTGAAGAAGAAATAAAAAGAATACAAAATAAGTCCTTTATTGTGTGTGCTTCTGGTTATTTTAATCCAATACATGTAGGACATATTGAATACCTAGAGAAAGCAAAGAAGTTGGGAGATAGATTGGTTGTGATAGTAAACAATGACAAGCAAGTAAAAATTAAAGGAAGTAAGAAGTTTATGACTCAAGAAGACAGAGTATCAATAGTGAGTTCTTTAAGGTGTGTTGATGAAGTAATACTTTCTATTGATGAAGATGAAACTGTATGTAAAACACTACAAGCAATAATACCTGACATTTTCTGTAAAGGTGGAGACAGGTTCTTGCATAACATTCCTGAAACAGATGTTTGCGATGGACTAGGTATACAAATGGTTTTTGGTTTAGGAGATAAAATTAGAAGCTCATCAGACTACTTAAACCATGATTAAAATCAACTTAGGAAGCGGACAAGATTATAGAGAGGGCTATGTTAACGTAGATGATGGCTCTATTTTTGATTTAAAAAGAGATGTAACAGCAGACATTTTTGATTACGAATTACCTCCTGAAAGTGTTGATGAAATTTTACTTTCTCATGTAGCTATGTATATAAGACCTGATGAGATAGAACCATTACTTTTGCGTTGGTATGGGTGGCTAAAGGTTGGTGGTAAAATTGAAATAGAGACCATTGATATAGAGAAAGTTATGAGGATAGCTTTAGATGGTTACAGTTCAGATGAATGGGGAATCGTAAATCTATTTGGAACAAAAGAAACGTGCCCTCATAGGTGGGGCTGGAGACAGGATAAGTTAATAGAAAAACTCACTACAGCAGGGTTTGTCTCAATCATTAAACTTGATGGAGAAAAGAAACCAAATAGGGACTATAAGCTAATAGCAACAAAAAAATGAATAGAGAAATAAAAAACTGTGTTGTCGCTGTAACTGGTGCGTGTGGTTTTTTAGGCTCACACCTAGTTAATCACCTAATAGAGGACAGAAACTGTACTGTTATTGCTTTAGATAACTTAATAGCTGGAAGGATTAAGTTTTTAAACAAAAAAGCAAAGTTTATTTGGTGTGATATCTCTCAATCAGAGAGTAGATTGAAAAAAATCTTTCAAGAGGAGGGAGTTCAATATGTATTTCAGTACGCAGCCATGCCATACATTCCAGTTTCCTTCCAAAGACCGCTACATGTTTTTGATACTAATGCTAGAGGTGCTTTAATGGTGATGAATGCAGCTCAAGACGTAGGAGTTAAAGGAATATTACAGGTCTCATCAGCAGAGATATATGGTGATGCACCAAGTAGGAAAATAGATGAAAATTATCCAGCAAACCCTCACTCAACTTATGGAACAGCTAAGTTAGCAATAGATTCCCTTGTTCAATGTAGATGGAAAGAAGCTGAAACACCTGTTATTTCTATGAGACAATTTAATTGCGTTGGGGAGAGAGAAACACATGAATATATAATACCTGTGATTATAGACCAACTTGCTGTGAGTAATAAAATAAAGCTAGGAAATAACTCATTTAGAGATTTTCAATATGCTGGTGATGCTGTTAAAATGGCTACGGAACTTTTAGAAAAGGGCAATTTTGGGGAAGTCTACAACATGGGTTCAGAGCATGGAGTAAAAATGTATGACTTGGCTCAAATGATAGGTAAGCAAATGGGACATAAAGAAGTGATTATTGAAACAGACCCAACAAAAGTAAGACCTTGGGAGATATGGCATTTGCAATCAGATAATACAAAACTTTATAACACAATCAGTACACGCCCACAGGTTAGTTTAGATGAGGCATTAAAAAGAACAATAAAAGATTACCAAGATAACGGCTGGTGTTACAAATCATGAGTTTTAAACCATCAATATCAGATATAGAAAAAGGTTTTGCGGAAGAAGCTCTTGAGTCTTCTGATATTGGTGTAGGTCGTTTTGTAAAGAAGTTCGAGGATTCTTGGGCTGAATTTAATAATAAAAAATATGGTGTATCTTGTAATAGTGGTACTAATGCTTTGTATCTTGCTCTCAGAGCACTTGGAATAGGTGTAGGTGATGAGGTGATTATTCCTGAATTTACTATGGTTGCTACTGCGTGGGCTGTTTCTTATACAGGAGCTAAACCAGTCTTTATAGATTGTGGAGATGATTTAAATATAGACGTAAGCCTAATCAAGAAAGCAATAAGTAAAAAGACAAAAGCTATTATCCCAGTCCATATTTACGGAAGGCGTTGCGATATGGAATACATAAACACTATTGCTGATGAATACAAATTATTCGTAGTAGAAGACATGGCAGAAGCTCATGGAATACAACCTTCAAGTCATATAGCTTGCTATTCTTTTTATGGTAATAAGATTCTAACCACAGGAGAAGGTGGAATGTGCCTAACCAACAACAGAGCATTCGCAGAAGAGATGAGATTGCTTGCTAATATGTATTTTGATAAAGACAGAACAATGGTACATCCAAAGATAGGACACAACTTTAGAATGACCAATTTACAGGCTTCAATAGGCTGTGGACAGGTAGTAAGGGTCAAAGAAATACTATCTAAACGCAAACAAATTGAGGAATGGTTTGATAAATACATACCTGACAAGAACAGGAAGCCTAAACGTGATGTGTTGTGGATGTATGATTTTGTATGTGAAGACCAGAGTATTAAGACGGATGATATGAGGTTTTATTTCAAACCTATGTCAGAGCAACCAGACTATCTTGCAGAGCACAAACATTTAAACGCTTATAAGTGGTCGAGAAAAGGACTATACTTTATGGTATGGACAGACATGACTGAGGAAGATGTTAAACAATTATGTCAACAGTTGAAATAATCACATCTATAACAGGAGAAAAAGACACCCTTCAAAATGACCAAGCTGAAG